CGTTATGCACAGAGCTTGACTGATTCTTCTGCTGCCGCAACTAGCGTTACAGCTGGCCAAGAAGCATTGAGCCCATTCACTATTGCTACTGCATATTCTACAGTACCAAAAGACACAGCAACAGCAACAGCTTACACTGGTGGCAACACAGCTACCATGGAAGGCACTGGCGGTAAGCAGATCAGCGTTCAGATTCTGAAACAAGCTGTTGAAGCCAAGACCCGCAAGCTGCAAGCTCGTTGGACTTTTGAAAGTGCTCAAGACGCTCAAGCCATGCACGGCATTGACGTTGAGGCCGAAATCATGGCTGCTCTGGCACAAGAGATCACAGCTGAAATTGACCAGGAAATCCTGTTGAGCCTGCGCTCACTGGCTAGTACTGAGTTCACTTACAACCAGGCTACCGTTTCTGGTACAGCCACATTCGTTGGTGACGAACACGCCGCTCTGGCCGTGTTGATCAACCGTGTTGCTAACCTGATTGCTCAGCGTACACGTCGTGGTGCTGGTAACTATGCAGTGGTCAGCTCTGCTGCCCTCACCGTGCTGCAAAGTGCTACCACTTCTGCGTTTGCTCGCACAACCGAAGGTACTTTTGAAGCTCCTACCAACACCAAGTTTGTTGGTACACTGAACGGCTCAATGAGAGTGTTTGTTGACAGCTATGCCAGCGACACCACTCCTGTGCTGGTTGGTTACAAAGGTTCCAGCGAAGCTGATGCTCCAGCATTCTACTGCCCATACATTCCTCTGATGAGCAGTGGTGTTGTTCTGGATCCAACCACATTCGAACCAGTCGTGAGCTTCATGACTCGTTACGGATACATCGAACTTACCAACACTGCCAGCAGCTTTGGTAACGCCGGTGACTACGTGGGTGAGATCGCCGTCAGCAACCTCAGCTTCAGCTAATCCACTCATTGGATTGCAAGCAACAAAAAGGCCCTTCGGGGCCTTTTTTACTGGCATCAAACAAATAGCCATTGAAAAGCCTGTGCATCCAAGCTGGTCATGCAAGGAGGAGCACAGGCAGATATATTAGCTTAACGACCTAAATTAAAGTTTGCATAGATATTTATCTAACACTGCTATTGTAGCAGTTACACTTTGAACCACGACAGATATTGGGCAACTTTCTTGGTTACACTAGCCCAATCGTCTTGAGCAGGCTGTCTAAACAGTCTGGCTGTGCTGTACCAGGGCGAGTCATCGCGATTTAGTAGATATCGCCAGTCTGTGCCGAACCAATTCAACATAATCCAAGTGGGTCGACCCAGTGCACCACTGAGGTGCGCCACTGCGGTATCCACAGATATCACCACATCCATGGCCATGATCAGGGCAGCACTGTCAGCAAAACTTTGAATTGATCCTGGAAATCTGCTGACGCCAGCAGCAGCCAAAGCTGACTCTTGTTCTTGGTCAGCATCAACTTGAAGATTGATCCATTCATACTGCGGATTGGTTTTGATCAGCTCCAGCATGGTTTCAAACGGCATGCCTTTGTGTTCGTTGAGCCAGTTGTCTTTGCGACCGCTCCAACAAAAGCCCACTCGCATGCGAGTTTTTGGACCCAATCGTTGTAACCACTGTTGTTGTAATTGCATATTGGCATTGAGATAGTTTACTGGTCTGGGCAAGTTTTCCAGCGTGATGCCCATGACACCAGGAATACTCATGATTGGTACCCAGTAATCAAAGTCGCCCACATCGTCGCCATATCTAGCAATGGTCTCTAGCAACGGACTGCCAGCCAGCAACGGTATCAATGGTTCAGTTATCTTTAGTTTGATTTTGGCTCCCATCACATGTAGGTTATAGAGAAATCTACAGAATTGAATGTTGTCGCCGTGTCCTTGCTCACCTTCGACTAGAATGGTTTTGCCTTTGAGATCTTGGCCAGTCCAGCGTGGTTGACTGTGTTTGGGCAGTGTACCCGCCAGGTGTTCATAGTTCCAACGAGTTTCATACTGTTGCCAACCCTCTTGGTATCGTCCTATTTGCAACAATGCCACAGCCAAGTTGAATTGAGCCGTAACCGATGTTGGTTCCAGGGCAATGGCATGCTGTAAGAAAGGCAATGCTCTAGCAGGCTGTCCGCATTCTCTCAGCACATTGCCATAGTTGTTCCAGGCCGCTGCTGACTCAGGATCTTCTACAAAAGCTTGCGCATAGCATTTGAGTGCTTCACGGGGCTGGTGTTGTGCTCGTAATTGGTTGCCTTGTGCAATTAAGTTGTTAGTGTCCATGGTGATATTTAATGCCGCACAAGATTGTTTTAAACATTTTTTATAAATATACAGTTCGCAATACGGCGACTTATGCAGGTAGCCCCTGCGTAGCGGCTAAAACCCGCATTGGGCTTCTTTAAGGAGAAAACAAATGGCAAGAGCTCTAAAAATTCAAAAGTATGGTACCGCTCAAGGTATCACTATCAATTCCAATGGCACAGTGAACCAACCAGCTGCGGCTGTGCCTGTGGACCAAGGTTATCCTAATTTTGGATCACTGACCAACCCAGTTTACAATTCTGCTGACACACTCAGTGCTGATGATTTCATTGGCGTAGTGGGCGGCAACAGCAGCACAGCTACCACTACAAGTTATCCAATTATTCTGCCACAGGTCAACATCAGTTTGGCTGACGGAACTGATACCACTGCTGGTAACGGACGTATCATCCGTCAAAAAGGTTCACACAAGTTCTTAGTGGCCTATGTGGCCAGCACCACCGCTGACGGCAGCTTTATTGTAGGCCAAGCCTATCAAATTGTCAGCACTGGAACCACTGTCTGGGCCAATGTGGGCGCAGGCCGCGACACAGTGGCAGCAGGCGACATTTTTACTGCCACAGCAGCCAACGGTGGCGGCGACGGCACTGCATACCCTGTGGGAGTATGTGTGTTGTCCAACACTGGCACACCAGCAGCTGGTTTCATGAGCATTGAATACTCTGTGGGTGACAGCTCTGCGGTTTATGCCAGCTATATCACAAACAAGTGGATTCGCGACTGGAACGGCATGACCTATGGTAACTACAGCAACAGTAATTTTGGAACCAATATTCAATCTGGTGAAAACTTCTATCCTGTGAACTTCTTCACTGACGAAGGCACTGTGACCTGGAGTGGTGCAGAAATCATCAATGGTGCCGAAGCGCAGAACGGCAGTCTGCAATTGGCACAGGTGGTCAAAGCAACATCTTAATTTTGATTTGACCCCAAAATCCTCTCAGCTACATACTGAGAGGATTTTTTTTATGAGCATAGCTTTTGTATTAGGCAATGGAATCAGTCGGCAAGGCATCAGTTTGGATCAGCTTGGTCAGCGCGGCCCAGTGTATGGTTGTAATGCTTTGTATCGAGAGTATGCGCCTTCAATATTGGTAGCCACTGATCGACCCATTGCGGAACAAATACAGCACAGTGGTTACGCTCAAAAGCATAAATTTTACACTCGCAAACCCATAGACGGCCTTGGTGCCATGCGTATTCCTCAGGCCTACTGGGGTTTCAGCTCAGGACCAGCTGCTGTGGCCTTGGCAGCTCTAGATCGCAACGTACACATCTATATGTTGGGGTTTGACATGGGTCCCAACAATGCTGGTAAGTTTAACAATGTGTATGCAAACACTGAATTCTACAAATCCAGCGCTGCCACTCCTACTTACACAGGCAATTGGACACGTCAGCTTTGCCAAGTGGTCAATGATTTTTCCAAAGTAAATTTCTACCGAATCAAAGGCCATACCACAGCAGAAATTGCCCAGTTTCAACACCTAACCAACTTAAAACATCTGCACATTGAAGACTTCCTGGCACTCATAAATATGTGAAAAGGATTTCTAAATGTCCAGTTTCGTCGAAAAAATTGATGGCAGCTTTACGCTACAAACTCAAAATCCTGCTGATACCATAACGTTCAGCGGAGCCACAGCCAACGCTGCCGAAGTGATCATCGACGGCGATCTCACAGTAACTGGCAACGCAACTCTGCTGGGAAATCTAGCAGCAGATCAGATTTTCAACGGCAACAGCAGTGTGGCAATTCCTGTAGCAGCTGGCAACGTCACAGTTTCAGTGGCCGGCGTCTCCAATGTGGCTGTGTTTAACACAGAAGGTATGTCTGCTGCTGGCAACGTAACTACTGGCAATTACTTTGTTGGTAACGGTTTCTTTCTTACAGGTGTGGCCACTGGCACCATTGCCAACATTGGCAACGGTCTAACCAGTATCAGTGTGCCTGTTACCAACGGCAACATCATTGCCAATGTTGGCGGTACTGGAAACACAGTGGTCACTGCTGCCACTGGTCAGTATGTAACGGGTATACAAAGTGTTTCAGGCAACATTTTAAGTTCGGGCAACATCAGCACCTCTGGCACTGTTTTGGCTCCTAATGTGTTTGCCAGCCTCAACGTAACCAGTGCAGTGGTCAGTGCATCAGGCAATGTCACTGGTGGCAATTTACTCACACCAGGCACAATCAGTGCAGCAGGCAATCTACAGGCTTTGAATGTCAACGCTGGAAATTTGAGTCTCACTGGTAATATTTTGTCGCCTATTAGTTTAACGTCAAACATTGTGACCACAGCCAATGTAAGCAGTGGCAACATATTGACCACAGGACAAGTTTCTGCCGCTGGCAATGTCACTGGTGGCAACTTGCGCACAGGTGGTGTAGTCAGTGCAGCGGGCAATGCCAGCATCACTGGTAATGTGTCAGCTGGTAATCTTCTTACCACTGGGTTGATTTCTGCCACAGGATTGATCAGTTCAACAGGCAATGTCAGAGGTGCTAATTTGATCACTGGTGGATTGCTCACAGTCACTGGCAACATCACAGGTGGCAACATTGCTTCAGGTGGGTTGATTTCGTCAGCTGGAAACATTGCTGCTGCTGGCAACATTTCAGCAGGCAATTTGTCAGTGGTTGGGCAGCTCAGTGTTGGCGGAAATATCACTGGCAATGTGATCACTGGTAATACTGTGAGCTCAACTGGCAATGTCAACACCGTGGGTATTGTGGGCACTGGCAACATTTCTACCACAGGCAACATCACAGGTGGTAATTTGATCAGTTCTGGTGCAGTGATTACCACTATCTCTGGAACTAATATCAGTGTAACAGGTAATGTCACGGCCAACAATATCAATGCCAATAACTTGAGTTTAGCTGGCAATGTGTTGTCTGCTATTAACTCAACTTCTAATATCACAACAACAGCCAATACCAGTTCAGGCAATTTGTTAACATCTGGAATCGTTAGTGCAACTGGCAATACCACAGCTGGAAACATAAACACAGCTGGTCAAGTATCTGCAAGTGGTAATGCCACTGCTGGCAATGTCAACACTGGTGGATTAATTTCAGCCACAGGTAACGTAATAGGCGGTAATGTAACCACAACTGGTGGAGTATCAGCCACCGGCAACATCACAGGTGGCAACGTAAACACCAACACAGTGGTTGGTACCAATACTACCATACAGAGTTCTGGTAACCTCAATCTCAGCGCAACTGGCAACATTGTGGTCAATTCAGTCAACATCAATGGAGTGGCTGATCCTGTGCAAGGTCAAGACGCTGCTACTAAAAACTATGTTGACACTGTGGCCACTGGTTTGGATCCCAAAGCGTCAGTGGTGTATGCCACTGCCGCAGCTCTTAATGCTTATACCTACAACAACGGTACGTTGGGTGTGGGTGCCACAATCACTGCCAACGCAGCTGGTGCACTGTCAGTGGATGGAAACACACCCACGGCCAATTCACGCATTTTGGTCAAGAACGAAACCAGCGGCAATGCGCCCT